TGCAGAGCTCCGGCTCCTTGCCACTATATCGTTAGTGGAGAATTCCGGAAGGAAAAACCCGAGGGTTTAACAAAAAAGTCGCGACTGCTACCTGTCGGTAAGGGTTCTTCACATGGAGACTGACTTGCCCCATGAGGTGGCCGTGGCGCACGACCCTCAGTCCTTGGACTACGCCCTAATTAAGGGCCATAAGGGTAATTTCTTTACCCACCAGATGCAGCATATGCATCACAAATTTGGTGACCGGATCACCCATTAGACAACCTCGCGTTGTCTGAAACGATTCTTTGCGAATCTCTGAGTACACTGTGCGTGTATCGGTAAGTAATTTCAAGATCAAGATCTTGTATAGGGACGGTATCCCAAGACAGTGTTTTCCAAGGAAAACGTTCAAAATTATCCGTACAATATACGGGTTTGCAAAATCTGTTGCAGTTTCAAGGTCCGAACTCAGGACCCAAATGGACTTTTCGTCCATGATGAACGACCCCGTGGGGTTCTTATGACTGAGTCTCTTGTAGAACTCAAAGGCATGATTTGCCGCTTTTACTCCTGATGTGGAGCTTGGCACGAGTGCCAGTACATCTAGTAATAGATGGGAGATTGGGTGCAATAGCACCGCGTGTGAGATCTCGCTCACAGTAATCATCCGGACTTTGCCCGGTTCTAGGACCCCTTCGGCCCTAACAGTCATGAGATCAGTGATCTCACCTCTTATCGCCTTGGCGAAACAATAATGGAACACAGCGGTTCCAATGTTTTCAGCACTCGTGCTGATCATGTCACCCGTGGGTGATCCATTCTCCAGATCTATCTCTGGAACTTCTTGTCCCATTTGCTGGACAATGTTACGGAAGGCTTCGTATTTGCCTCCATCCTTCTTCCCGAAATTTAATTCGGCTGAGTCACTAAGTGACACTTTCATCCTCTTCATGGAGGATCGCACAACTCCCAGGAAGTGCTTATCCCGTAAGGGAGTCTGAGCCATACGCTCATAAACCACCTTGGTGGCAATCGCTATCTCGGCAGCTACCTGGGTTGCTGGCGGAGATGCTGGACTCGTCAGAGTCGCTTTGAACTTTTCATAAGTTCGCATGAATACATGCGGTGGCGGCGTGCCACATGCTCTTGTTTGAATCAAGAGAGATACTCGGAACATATTCCGAATTGATTTGTCCCTCATGAGGGAAATTGGTAGACGTAAAAACGTCATGTCCCGTGGGACATTAACCTCGCTCAGAGGCCTTGTTTCGGAGAAAGCAATCTCCTTGATCTGTCCACGGACAGCTTTTATCTTCTCGTAGTACGAGATATATGTTGACGAGTGTTTGTCAACCCAATCGCACAATAAGTGCTTGTATAGACAACTGATCATGTTGTCAAAGTATTCCCAAGACTGGATCTTGGGTGAATCTGGGAATGCCAGAAGAATTTGGATGGCCATACCATCTATTGTGCTGAGGATATTCCTCAGATGATTAACCCCCTTGGGGGAAAGTTTTAAAGCAGCCCACTGCTTCATCTGGTTAGAAACCAGCTCTCCTCCATGGAGGAGCTTGTATGTGTCCCGTAGGACCTTAAAGTCACCCTTAGTGACACGATGGAACCAATAGGTTCCCTTAAATAGTACAGACACCGCCTCACCTACGGTGTCAAGGTCCTCATATAGAGGACGGTCATTTCGACCTGTGAGGTCGCGAGGAAGTTTGTCCTCAAAGAGGCTGGTTGAGTTCCAGCATATCTCTATTTCGGGCAGTTTTCTGCCCTCCAGGAATGCCCTGGCTCCAACTGTGTTGTTGAAGTAGAACACATCTACGTGTTCCTTGCCCCCGTGGGGGCACTTGCACTTATGTGCAGAATGCGGTCTTAAGACCGATGTAAGGGGAAACCCCTTTGCTGATAAGACTGGTGTCAATCCAGTCATGCAGAGCTTCGGCTCCTTGCCACTATATCGTTAGTGGAGAATTCCGAAAGGAAAAACCCGAGG